ATCTTGTACCTGGCCTTGCCGAACGCCAGCCTCGGCTTCTATGTCGAGGTGTTCTCTCTGACGACGTGAGTCGGCGGCACATTCGTTGTACCGCCGCTGAACTCCCGCCTGGAAAGTTCGGCCATGTTGTGCAAGTAATTGCACGCACAAGTGGAGCCGGCTTGGGCCGGCGCACCATGAGCAATGAGGTGCTCCAATGTCCGCCATCAAAGTCAAAGTCACGGAGTTCCAGGGCAGCGGCAAGGTCTTCTCGCGCGAAGCCGACGGTCTGGCCGCCATCATCCGCGGCATGGCGATCGACAACGCCCGGCTGAAGGCCGAAGTCGCCGCGGTCAAGGACTTCACCGACAACTCGACCGGCGTCGCCGGCGCGGGCATCGTCGGTCTGCCCGTCCCCGCCGCCGCCATCGACGCGACCGCCGCAGGCGGCGCTGACGTCACGGCGCTCAACGCCTCGCTGGTCAAGCTGCAGAACGCTGGCAAGGTGATCACGAACACGATCAACGAAGCCTCGGCGCTGCTCGGCCTGCCGGCCAACGCTTCGGCGTCCGGCGCGCAGGCCGCCGCGGACACCATCCCGGCGCTCGACAAGGCGAGCACCGCGGCCAACGGCGTTGCGGCTGCGAGCTACGCCTCGGCGGTCTCCGCCTTCAAGGTCGCTGCGGCGAACCTGAACGCGCTGATCTACGGCGCGAATGGCGTCTTGGTCGCTGTCGGCGCAGCCGCGCTCAAGACGGCCGGCCCGTTCGGCACCCCCGAGTCGCTCACGCTCGCTGCGATCCCCGCCGCTGTCGCCGTCGCGGCCGGTCCTGGCGCTCTCGCCAAGGCTGACGCCGACGCGTTCCTCGCCGCCTACGCCAACAACGTCGCGACGCTCGCCGCCGCCTGGGACGCCGCCTTCAATCAGGGCACCCCCGGCGCGCTCCACGTGGTCGCCTCGTAAGGGCCGCTGGCGTCGCACTCGAACAAGAGGATCACACGATGTCTGTCCTGCTCACCCGCAAAGCCGTGCTGCAGGCCGCTGTCGAGGGGGCGTACAACGTCGCCCAGGCAGTCGGCGTCAACGACGGCTTCCTCGTCGAAAACCCGATGTACACGATCAAGCCGAACGTGCTGGAGCGCAAGTTCGTCCGCAAGGACTTGTCGCAGATGCCGTTCATCATCGGGCGCAAGATCGCGTCGATGGAGTTCACCACCGAACTCCGCGGCAACGGTCGGGCCAACTCCGGCGTCGCGGCCAACGCGCCGCTGATCGCGCGGCTGTTCCGCGCCTGCGGCTACGCCCTCGCGGGCTGGTCGGCTCCCAACGTCATCGGCCCGTTCGATCAGGGTCAGCCCGCCATCGCCGTCAACTGGGCGGTGTCCTCGCAGGAGTTCGCTTCCGGCGTCTACACGCCGACGGCGAACTTCAACGCCGGCGACGAGCTGATCGTCGATGGCGAGACCTACGCCTTCAAGGCTGCGCCCGCCGTGATCGGCGACGTGGAGCTGGGCGTCGATCTCGCGCACTCGCTCGCCAACGTGGTCGCGGCGATGAACGGCGCGGTCCTCGCCGGCGCGTATTTCGCCGGCACCGCGGCGCTCCCCGACTCTGTCGCCTCGACTGACGGCGTGAAGCTGACCGTGACGGCCAAGAACTACGGCCTCGCCGGCAACGCGATCGGCACCGTCTACACGCCGGCCGCCACCGTCGAAGGCGCTTGGGCGCACGCCACCTTGACCGGCGGCGCTGACCCCGGCGCGACCAGCGACGTCGTCTGCTACTACCTGACGGTCGACACCGCCGGCCCGTCCGGCACGGCGAAGATCACGGTGACCTCCGAGACGCAGGGCGAGGGCAACGCCTCGTCTCTCGTGACCTCGGGCCAGCCGTTCGTCGTCGGCACCAAGGGCCTGACGATCACCCCGACCTGGCAGGGCAACCTCGCCCAGGGCCAGGCGTGGACCGTCTGGCTGATGCCGCCTGGCATCTCGCTCCAGCCGATCTCGGACAACTTCGAGAGCCTGACGCTCGTCATGCACAAGGACGGCGTCCTGCACACGATGCCCGGTTCGCTCGGCACGTTCGAAGTCACTGCGCAGTCCGGCAACTACGCCTCGGTGAAGTGGACCTTCACCGGCTCGTTCGTCGAGGCTGTCGACGACCCGAACCCGGCTCCGATCTTCGAGCGCACGCTGCCCAGCCAGGTGCAGCTGGCCCGCCTGCGGATCGGCGAGTTCCCGGCCATCGTGGAGAAGATGACGTTCAACCAGATGAACGACGTCCAAATCCGCCCCGACGTGTCGGCGCAAGACGGCTACAACGGCGTCCGCATCGTTGGCCGCAAGCCCGAAGGCGGGATCAACCCCGAAGCCGACCTGATCGCCAACAACGACTTCTGGGGCGAGTTCGCCGCCGCCGAGTGCATGCCGTTCCAGATGCGCGTCGGCACCGCCGCCGGCAACACGGTCTGGATGCTGTGCCCGAACACGCAGTACAGCGGCATGACCTACGGCGACCGCAACGGCATCCTCACCTACGACGCGGGGATGCGGTTCGCGCGCTCGCTGGGCGACGACGAAGCCTACTTCTACTTCTGCTGAGCGAAAGCTCTCTGTGGCCGGGCTTGTCCCGGCCCTTTTGTTTCTCACGCGCAACATGGAGGGTCTAATGCGCGCCGAACTGCTGCATGTCGTCACGGCCATTTCGAACCCGGCTCGCTGGAAGAGCCGCATCCGTCTGTACAAGGATTTCGAGCAGCACATGCTCGACTCCGGCGTCAAGCTGACCGTGGTCGAGTGCGCCTATGGCGACCGCCCGCACGAGCTTGGCGACAACCCGCACGTCAACTACGTGCCGGTCCACGCCTCCGGCCATCACCTGGTGTGGAACAAGGAGCCGCTGCTCAATATCGGCATCTCGCGCATTCCCGACGCCAAATACATCGCCACGCTGGACGCCGACATCGAGTTCCGCCGCGGCGACTGGGCGTCGGAGACGGTGCACGCCCTTCAGCACTATCACGTCGTGCAGCCGTGGACGCACTGCAGCGATCTCGGCCCGCAAGGCGAACCGCTGCAGACCCATGTCTCGTTCTGCAAGCTGTGGCATGAGCGCAAGGAGCTGGTGCAGGGGCCGGCGCATCCTTACGGCGGCGGCGCGCAGTTCGGCCACCCCGGCTACGCGTGGGCGTGGACCCGACAGGCGCTCGACTGGGCCGGCGGCCTGATCGAGACCGCGGCGCTCGGCGCGGCCGACCACCACATGGCGATGGGCATGATCGGCCGGGTGCAGGACAGCATCCACGGAGGCATGACCGAAGGCTACAAGGCTCCGCTGTTCCTGTGGCAGAAGCGCGCCCACAAGCAAATCCAAGGCAACATCGGCTGCGTAGCCGGGACGATCGAGCACTTCTGGCATGGGCCGAAGGACAAGCGCGCCTACATCAGCCGCTGGGACATCCTCGCCAAGCACAAGTTCGACCCCGCCAACGACCTCAAGCGCAACACCTATGGCGTGCTGGAGCTCGCCGGCAACAAGCCCGAGCTGGCGCACGACATCGACGTCTACTTCCGCACGCGTGACGAGGACGCCAACACGGCGGGCTGAGCGATGGCTTTCGACGTCAAGACGTACGTCGTGCAGAAATGTGACCACGACGGCCGGCCCGGAGAGGTCGTCGCGGTCAAACTGACCTGGTCGGCTGCGCACGCTATCGCCAAGCGCAGCGCGCCGGCCAAGGTGCTGTTCGCCGTCGCCGACAAGGACGAGACGCCGAACGTGGTACAGAACGGAGCCCGCTACCGCGAGCCGTTTGCGACTTGATCTTGTGCAGCTAATTGCACCCTGGTAATTTCGCGGCGTCCATCACGCCATGCAGCCAGGAGGCAGATTATGGCCCTGATCGCAATGACGACGGCCGACGCCGTCGACTACGTCTCCAATCTCGATCCCTCGAAAGTCCGCAAGAAGGTCCCGGTCGACGAGAACGACGTCTCGAAGGGGACCAAGACCATCACCGTCATCGGTGAGGGCGCGACGGTCTTCAAGCTGAAGTCGCTCGATGTCTTCCTGATGGGCTACATCTACGACAACGCCTCGCATCTGGGGCGGCGCGAGGGGTCCGACGAGGTCGGCATCCACACCCGCATGAACCAGACGAACATCGAGTGCGCGCGGCACGGGATCGTCGGCTTCACGAATTTCACCGACAGCAAGGGCGGCCAGGTCGCCTTCAAGACCCAGACGGCGGTGGTCAACGGCCGGCCGTACGACGTGGTGTCGGACGAGGTGATGAACCTGCTCGGCGTCCGCCTGATCCAGGACCTGGCGAGCGAGATCAAGCGCATCTCCGAGGTCTCGGCGAGTGAGGAAAAAAACTCCGACGGGGCATAAGCGCAATCCGCCTTATGCCCGAGCGCAAATGCGGCGGGTGCACGCGGCAAGCGGAGTGGGGTTGCGAAGCTGAGCGGTATCCCTCTGACGCGAGCGATCCGCAGGCGACGCAGGACAAAGAGGGCAGGTGGTGGCGGTGGTCTAAGCCGGCGCTCTTGCCCATGACGGTCGACGACGAGGAAAGCTGGGCTTGCCCCCGTCAGGACCTGAAGCAACGCGGACAAGAGTGGCATCGGATGCTGCTCTACTACGGGTTCTACCGCAAAGGTCACCTGCCGCAGCAAGGCGCGGTGATGGACCAGGCGAACAAGGCGATGGAGGTGTTTCGGGTCTTCGACGACGTCAACGTGGAGTGTGACGACGCGCTGATCGAGCGGGCCAAAGCCGGACAGGAGCGGAGCCGGCAGGCGGAGACGGGCAAGGGACGGCGACGGTAATGGCTGACAACGAACTCATGTTCATCTTGCGCATGCGGGACGAGGCCACCGCCATCCTGAAGCAGCATGGTGCCGCCATGGGCGAGGCTGCCGGTCAGGCCAAGGGCCTCGCCGCCGGTCACAAGGAGGCCGCCTCCAGCCTGGACGAAGTCGCCCGGCAGGCCAAGGAGGCCGGCGAGGCGCTCGTCGCGCTGTGGGCCAGCAACGAAATGGCGCGCGGCGCGATCGAGGCGTACGAGGCGACTGAGAAGTCCATCCGCCAGATCGAGTTCCAGGCCGACGCCAGCCGCGAGGCGGTCGAGGCGCTGCACGAGTCGCTTGTCCAGTCGGCCGAGACGACCGGCGCGGGTACTGGCCAGCAGTTGATGGAGCTGTCGGAGACGGCGGCTCGGCTCGGCGCGTCGGTTCCGCAGATGAAGCAGTTCGCGGAAGCCGTCCGTTTGGTGACGACCGACCAGGACTACAAGCAGGTCGGCGACGGCATCGCGCAGGTGATGCGCGCGACGCAAGAGGGCGTCGAGGGGACCAAGAAGTTCACCGACGCGCTGGCGGCGATGGCCAAGGGCTCGCGCGAAGGCGTCGATGGCCTCGTCCAGATGACCCAGATGATCACGGCCCGCACGCAGGGCCTGAACATGGACTCCGAGACGACGCTCGCCTACGCCAAGACGCTGGAGAGCCTCGGCGGACAGCCGCGCATGTCCGTGATGATGCTCAGCATGGCGCTGCTGAAGGTCCACGAGGACGGCGTCAAGGGCGGCGAGGCGATGGACTCGCTCGCCGAACGCGTCGGTACGAGCAGCGAGAAGATGCGCGCGCTCGCCGCTTCGCACCCTGAAGAGGCGTTCGACAAGATTTTGCAGGTCGTCGCCAAGATGCGGTCGGAAGGCACCGACCCGACCAAGTTCCTGCAAGGGCTCGGTCTCGGCATGGGCCGCGAGCTGTCGACGATCGAGGGCCTCGCCGACCGCTACCAGAAGCTCCAGGCGAACAAGTCGCAGGCCCAAGGCGCGACGGACGCGGACGCCCAGCGGCTGCACGAGAGCCTGACCACGCCGTTCACCGAGGCGACGCACGAGCTGGAGACCGCCTGGGATCAGCTGAAGGAAGACTTCGGCGCGGACATCACGGGCCCGGTGGCAGGCGGCTTCAAGGCGCTGGCGTCGATCATCGAGACGGTCGACGGCGAGTTCAAGTCGCTCGATCCGGCGACCCGCGGCATGATCGAGACGCTGCTGATCGGCGGCACCGCGGCGGCCGGCCTGCGCATGGCGTTCGGCCTGCTCGGCGGCGTGCTGCCCGGCATCGCCAGCGCGCTCGGCCTGGTGCGCACCGCTGAAGTGGCGACGGCCGAAGGTGCCGCGCTGTCGGCTGAGGGCGTTCGGGCCGCCGGGCTTGCCGCGGTTGAAAGCGCCACGGCGACCGAAGGCGCGGCAATGGGAATGGCTGCGGCTGCGGCGCGCTTCGCCGGCACCGCGGGCCTGATGATCGCGACCGTCGGGCTCTGGCACGAAGCCTACGAGCAGATGGTCCAGATGCAGGGCCTGCAAGAGAAGCTCGGCAACGCCGGCGTCACCTGGGGCGACGAGCTCGTCATGCTGCGCCACGGCATGCCGTCGTGGATGGGCGGCATCTCGACCGAGGACCGCAACAAGTATTTCCAGGACAAGAAGAACCGCGGCGAATTCCACCCGGAGAATTTCAAGTCGAACGACGAGCTGGAGCAAAGCCGCAAGGCCGCGGACCACGACAAAGAGCTGACCGCCATGCGCGGCCAGGCGTTCAGCTCGGCGGCTGCGACGCAGGGGGCCAAGCTCGGCTCGGAGGAGCTGGGGACCGCTGAGATCGAGAAGGCGCTCGCCGGCCTCGACGCGTACATCAAGAAGACGGCCGAGCTGAAGCAGGCGCAGAAGGACCTCGACGACGCCGTCAGCAAGATGACGGACGATCAGAAGCAGCAATACGCCTCGTCCATCGCCGCGGCCCAGCGCGAGATCGAAATCCGCCGCCAGGCGCTCGATCCGATGAACAAGATGCGCGACAGCTGGCAGGAGCAGCTGCAAGCGGCGCAGGCGTACACGAAAGCGGAGCAGGACCAGGCGGCGATCGAGAAGGCGGTCGCTGAACAGCGCCGCTCGAACCCGCGCTTCACCGCCTCCGACGAGAGCGAGATGCGCGCCAGCATGGCGAAGGTGCAGGACACGCAGCGCGCCAAGTCGTTCCAGGATGAACTGGTCGGCATGCAGAACCAGCTCGCCCTCGCCGGCGCGCTGACCAACGCCGACAAGGAGCGGCTGCAGATCGACCAGCAGCTCGCCGCGCTCGCCAAGGACAAGGGCTACAGCGAGGCGGAGCTCGACCAGCTGCGCCAAGTGCTGGAGCTGACCAAGCAGATCGAGCACGAAACGGAGCAGTTCAAGAGCCTGAACCCGCAGGCCGAGGCGATCCGCAATTACAACGAGCAGTTGCAAATCCTCAATCAGCGCCTCGCCGCCGGCTCTGTCAGCCAGGCGGAGTTCAACCGTGAGCGCGCGCAGCTCGACAACAGCACGCTCGAAGCGCGCGATCCGGTCGGCGCGATCGTTCAGTCGCAGCAGGAGGAAATCCAGCAGCTGGGCGTTGTCGGCCAGTATCGCGAGGCCGACCTCAAATCGTTGCAGGAGATCACCAAGCTGAAGAAGGAGGGCGTCATCGCTGACGACGCCTCCGGCAAGGCGATCCAGGACCAGATCACCGGCAACAACCGCATGATCCAGGACATCAAGGACATGCAGGGGCAGCTCGACAGCCTGACCCAGGACTTCGGCACCGGGCTGTCGCACGCCATCGGCAGCGCGTTGAACGGCCAGAAGTATGCCTTCGACAAGTTCTTCGCCTCGCTCGGCCAGAAGATGATGGACCAGTCGTTCTCCTATCTGTCGAAGCAGATGGAGGGCTCGCTGACGGGCGAAGGTGGGCCGCTCAGCGGACTGTTCGGTAAGGCCAAGCAGGGCACGGCCGCGCTCGGCGGTCTGTCGGGCAGCCAGATCGACAAGACGATGACCATCGCCAGCGCCACGATGACCGCCAACAGCGTGATCGTGAACGGCGCGGTGTCTGGTGCGGGTTCGGTGACCGGCGCGGCGACCGCGGCCGGCGCTCCGACGGCGCTTCCCGCTTCGGGCACCCCGGTGACGCCGACGGCGGTGACCTCGGGCCCGGCCCCGCTGCCGTCGCTGGCCGCTCCCGTGCAGTCAATTGCAAACCCCGTGACCGGCATCGGCTCCGACTACGCCGCCTCGGCGCGCAACCTGCCGCCGAAGTCCGCCTACGGCGATCTCAGCGCCGGCGTCGAGACCTGGGGCAAGTCGGTCACCATGCCGCCGCTGCCGCCGGTGAAGCCGACCGAGGAGCTGAACAAGGCGATGACGATGAGCGGCCTGACGCCGGAGACGCAGTCGTACCTGGCGGCGCACGCCGGGCGCGGGGTCGACACGGCGCACCTCAATCCGGCGTTCGCCTCCGAGACCGAGAGCATGATGAAGGAGGGCGAGTCCGAGGGCATGCACCTGCGGATCGGCTCCGGCGCGCGCAGCATCGAGACCCAGAACGAACTGTACCAGAACATGCTGGCGAAGAAGTCCGGGCGGCCCGCGCCGTATCCGAACCAGTTCTCGCCGGACGTCGCCGCGCCCCCCGGCGGCTCGTACCACAACTTCGGCAACGCGGCCGACATCTACGCCTACACCGCCAGCGGCGCGCACGACCCGGCCGCTCAGCGGCGGCTTGACGAGATCGCGCGCGAGAAGGGCCTCACGCCCGGCACGACGTTCGGCGACCAAGGCCACTTCCAGATTGCCGGCCCGAAGAACCAGGGCCTGTACGCGAACGGCGTCGGCAATGCGATGACGCCGGACGTCTCCAAGACGGTCGAGGAGGCTAAGAAGGCGCAGGAGCAGACGGAGCAGGCGCTGAAGGCGACGACCGCTCAGACCTCGACCAACCTCAGCTCGCTCGGCCAAGGCATCGGCCAGCTCGGCAACAAGGCGACCTCGGCGACGCCCGGCATGACTTCGCTGTCGGGCTCGATTGACCAGATGCTGGGCAGCCTGACCAAAGGCATGGGCGCGCCGACTGGCGGCAGCGCCGGCGGCGGGGGCGGCGGTCTGCTTGGCGGCCTGTTCAGCGGGCTGTTCTCGCTGTTCCACGACGGCGGCAGCGTCGGCTCGGACTCTACGGTGCAGCGCGCCTTCAATCCAGCGATCTTCATCGGCGCGCCGCGGTTCCATGACGGCCTCGGCGACGACGAGTTCCCCGCCGTTCTGCAACGCGGCGAGCGTGTGCTGACTGCACAGCAGGACCAGCGCGCGACCGCACTGATGAGCCGCATGGCCGACATGCTCGCCAACACCAGCACGCCGGCCGGCACGCAACACGCCGAGGCGCGCGCGCCCTCCAGCGGCCCGCGCATGACGATGATCGTCAACACGCCGAACGCGAGCAGCTTCCGCTATTCGCAGTCGCAGATCATGGCCCAGACGCACGCGAGCCTTCAGCGCATGGGCGCGAAGCACAACTGAGGATCGAACGATGTCGCTGCTTTTCATTGACGGCTTTGACGCCTACGGGGCTGACGCGACGCCGCCGGCGACCATCGTCGCGCTGCTCAACTCGTCCGGTTACATGCTGACCGGCGGCTATGAGGGGCAGCAAGTCACTTCGGACACCCGCACGGGGATCGGCTGCTCGCTGTTCTGCTCCTCGGGGTTGCAGGACACGCGGCTTCCGTTCCCCACCGCGGCCGGCGTTGTGGCCGGCTTTGCGTTGAAGTTCGACGCGTCGAGCCTCGGCGGCGGCGCGCTGGGGAGCATCTGCTCGTTCCGCTACAACGACCTCGTCGGGCACGTCTATACGCAGCTGAACCTGTGCTTCAACAACGAGAACGGCATCTCGCTGATCACGCAGGACGCGGACGCGAACCGGAGCCCGATCCTGGTGGCCGCCTCCAATCCGAACGTGCTGTTCCAGAACACCTGGCAGTATGTCGAGGTCCTGTACACGCCTGGGCTAGGCAACGCCGGCTCCGTCGTGGTCAAGGTCGACGGCGCGGTCGTGATCGACGTCGCCGGCGGCAAGACCTCGTATTCCGGGGCGGCGGCGCTGGTCAATCAGTTCACGTTCAGCACCGGCTTGAACCTCGGCGGCGAGTACGCTGCTTCGTCTGGCATGCCCTGCAAGTTCGACGATTTCTATCTCTGCAACACGAGCGGGACGGCCTTCAACACGTTCCTCGGCGATTGCGTCGTCCATTCGGTGTTCCCGAACGCCGACGCAGGCACCAACATGATGGCGCAGACCGGCGGCGGCGCTGGCCACTTCACCTCGGTCGACGAGCAGTCGCCCGACGACGACACCAGCTATCTGTCGACCAATCAGGCCGGGCAGAAGGAGATGTTCTCGCTCGGCGCGTTCCCCAACGACATGATCGACGTGCTGGCGATCGGCGTGAACATCCGGGTGAAGAAGGACGCCGCCGGCACCGGCATGTACCAGGCGTGCCTGGCGGAGGGCGGCTCCGAGGTGGACTCGCCCGACATCGCCTCGGCCTCGAACTATGTCACCAGCCAGTCGCTCTACACGCAACCGCCCGGCGGCGGCGTGTGGACGAAGGCTTCCGCGCAGCTCGCACAGATTGGGTTCCAGACGGTATGAGCGAGAGGTTCACCATCGCGAACGCGACTGCCGTCGGCGATCTCGCTCGGCCGAGCAACCGCCTTACGCAGGCGCTCGCCCAGGTGGTGGGCGACGTGCCGGACGTCAAGCGCTGGTTCACGCAGGCGTCCGCCAACGTCCACGGCCTTACGCCGCCCTCGAAGCGGTATTTTTCTCAGGTTTGCATTCAGCTCCTGAGCACTCGCACTCCAATGTATGGGTTCAATGCCGTGATCCTCCCTGACGTCTTCCCCGACGACATCTCCTACAACTCGGTCGGCTCGACCCGCTTCGCCACGGACGTGGTCGTCGTCGACAGCGGCGATGACCAGCGCGTCGGTCGCTGGGACCAGCCGATCATGGAATACGACGTCGCCTATGGCGTCCGCACCATGGAGCAGCTGACGGCGCTGATCACGTTCTTCCGCGCCATGCGCGGTCGGCTGTACGCCTTCAACTACCGCGACCATGTCGACTACACGTCGTCGGTCGCTGTGGCTTACGAAGCGCGCAAGGCCCCGCCGATCACGGCGAAGGACCAGATCATCGGGACCGGCGACAACGCGACCTATCAGTTCCAGCTGACCAAGACCTATGCCGCGTCGAGCGAGGCGCAGGTGCGCACCATCAGCCGGCCGGAGCCCGGCACTGTCATGGTCGCCGTCAACGGGACGCTGTCCGACCTGTGGGACGTCGACACGAACTCGGGCATCGTCACCTTCCACACGCCGCTGCAGAAGACGTTCGGCGACGCGCTGACCCTTGGCGCGCTGCTCTACGGCGTGGGCAACATCACGGGCGCGCCGGGCGACTTCTCGGCGTTCGCGCCTTACGTCGGCCGCGGCGTGATCATCTGGGGCTTCGCCAACAACGCCAACAACGTGCCGCTCGGCAAAGGCGCGGTGATCACCGGCGTGGCGCAGGACGGCAGCTCGATCGGCGTGAGCTTCCCTGACAAGTTCGGCACGATCCCGGAGACCAAGATCGGCGTCACGCTGGAGGTGCACCCGGCCCCGCCGACCGGAGCGGTGATCACGGCCGGGTTCCAGTTCTTCGTCCCCTGCCGCTTCGACACCGACATCCTCCCGGTGACGCTGGAGGACTACGGCATCGGCTCCTCGAACAGCGTCAAGCTGATCGAAGTGCGCCCGAGCGCTTTCTGAGGCCGTCATGCGCAACATCCCGGCCCCGCTGTTCAACATCCTGAAGAACCAGTCGGCGCGCATCGACACCGGCTGGCTGGTCGTGCGCACGGACGGGGCGCGGTTCGGCTTCACCTCCTCGGACAAGTCGTTCGTCTACGACGGCGACACGTACACGCCGACCAACGGCTTCGCCGGCTCGGCGATCGTCAGCAAGGCCGACGCTTCCGTCGACAACATGGAGTGCCAGGTCCTCGACAGTCCGATGATCACGGACAGCGATCTCAAGGGCGGCAAGTGGGGCAACGCGCAGGTCAAGGTCTTCTGGATTTGCCCCGACCATCCCGAGTACGGGATCGTGCCGCTGCGCGGCGGGACGCTCGGCGAGATCGTCATCAAGTCCGGCCAGTGGACGACGCAGCTGCGCTCGCTGTTCCAGCAGATGCAGCAGCCGTTCGGCTATTTCTTCACGCTCCAGTGCGGCGCTCAGCTCGGCGACGCGCGCTGCAAGGTCAAGCTCGACGCGCCTACCTGGCAACCGAACACCGACTACCGCCTTGGGCTGCTGTCCGACGCCGGCATCGGCGCAGTCGTCAAGCCGACCGTCGACAACGGCTTCTGGTACGTCGCCCAGTACACGACTACCAACGAGGAACCGATCCGCCAGCCGAGCAAGCCCGGTCAGGGCCTGTCGGCGCTCGATGACGCCGGCCCGAACGACAACACGCAGGTCGCAGTCGGCGCTCCGCCCGACACCCTCGGACAGTTCACCTATCAGGGCGAGCCGGTCGACATCTTTGGGATCAAACTCTGATGGGCGGGAAGAACGACTATAACAGCTACGCCATCACGCAGGGCGGCGCGGGCGACATCATCGCCGATCCGGCGACCCCGACCGCAACCGCCAAGTCGGGGGCGGCCGAGCCGGCATGGCCGACGGCCGAGTACGCCACGGTGGCGGATGGCGGCGTGACCTGGACGGCGATCTACGCCCGCAAGACCCAGGGCGCGGTGCTGGCGCGGCTCAACGCGGCGACGTTCCAGCATGACCGCGGCATGTACCCGCACCACTATTTCCAGTACGGCACGCTCGTCTGGCTGACCGGACAGAACGCCGGGCTGCAAGTCGACATCCGCGAGTCGATCGGCGCGGTGACGCAGGGCGGCACGACCACCAGGGCCTACATGATCCTGCTCGAAATGATGCCGAACCCGATCGAGCCGGGCGACACCTTCGTCGTCACGGTCGGCTGCCCCAAGACGCGCTACGCCTGCCAGGAGTTCAACAACGTCGACAACATCCGGGCGTTCCCCGACATGCCGACCGAGGAGCGCGCCCTGTCGACGCCGAATATCTCGAACCAGGGCTATGCGCCCAAGCAAACGAAGTGATTATGTGCAGCTAATTGCACGAGGCTGAACGATGCGCCCCGAAGACCTGCCGGTCGATTACGTCCTGAAGCGGCGCGACATTGTCGCCGAGGCCCGCAAGTGGGTCGGCGTGCCTTATCGCCACCAGGGTCGCGGGCGGGCGGGTATCGACTGCGTCGGGCTGCTGATCGAGGTCGCCAAGGGCGTCGGCCATCCGGTCGATGCGCCCAGCGCCTACAGCGCCATGCCACAAGGATGGCAGCTCCTGGTGCCGTGCGACGCCCAGCTGTGGAAGCCGGCGCGCCAGGACAAGATCGTGCCCGGCGACCTCGCCGTCTTCTGGGGCTGGAACAAGGCCGAGCCGCAGCACTTCGCCTTCATCGGCGAGCAGGCGGGGCGGATGACGATCATCCATTCGTTCTCGAAGTACAACGCTGTGGTCGAGCAGGGCTGGAACCGGCTGTGGGCCTCGAAGTTTCACTGCCTGTACAATCTGCCTGGCACTGAGGCGGAGTTCGTCTGATGGCCGCGCTCGCCGTAGAACTCGTCATCGGCCTCGGCGGCATGCTGCTGACGGCTCTGTTCACGCCCAAGCCCAAGGATACGTGGGGCTCGCGGCTGTCGAACATCAACGTTCCGCCGGTCTCGCCAGGCAACGTGATCCCGCGCGTCTGGGGCACGATGAAGGTTCCGGCGCAGATGATCTTCTGCTCGCCGCTGATCGAGACCATGCACACGCACCAGGCGTCCAAGAAGGGCGGCGGCAAAGGCATGCTGGGCGGTCACGCCGCCAAGACGTTCACCTTCACCTATTCGGTCGACGTGGCGCTCGGCGTCTGCGGCGGCCCCATCTATCGGATCAACCGCATCTGGGCGAACCAGAAGCTGCTGTATGTCAACCCGGTCGTCGCGCAGAACACGCAGGCGGACTTCGACGCCGCCTACCAGTCGGAGGCGACCCGCCTGATCGACGAGGAGGGCGTGACGCTCGACTACGCCGCGGCGTCGGCCTTCGTCTTCGCCTGGAACAACTACATGACGGCCGAGGTGACGCTCGGCACGCCGAGTGACGCGGTCAGCTACATCGAGTCGCACCCGATCGACGACACGCAGGGCGTCACGGGCAAGATGCTGACGCCCGACCAGGGCGGCGTGATCGCGGTCATCGACCAGCTCTACTCCAGTCTGAACAACCAGAACACGTACCTGTCGAAGATCAACCGCTTCGACATGATCGAGCTCTACCTCGGCACGGACGGGCAGGGCCCGAACGGCCTGCTGGAAGGCTACCTGGGCGAGGGCAATGCGCCGTCGTTCCGCAACTGCGCCTATTTCGTCCTGACGAACCTCCAGCTGATGGACTTCGGCAACACCATCCCGTCGTTCACGGTCGAGGTGCAGCGCACGCCCAACGGCACGACGAGCCTCGCCGAGGTGATGACCGACGTCTGCTACCAGGCCGGCCTTCAGGACGGGCAGTTCGACGTCATGGACAACGTCGACACGACGGCGTTCACCGGCTTCGCCGTCACCGGCAACATGTCGGCGCGCGAGGTGCTGTCCGACTTGCAGAAGGGGTTCCCGGTCGACGCGGCGGAGTCGGGCTTCAGGATCGTCTTCAACATGCTGAACGCGCGCCCTCGCCAGGTGCTCGATCGCAGCGATCTTGG